CTCTAATCCTTCTTTTTGCACTTTTTCCATTTGTTCTTGGCGATTCATTTCCTGTAAATATAAATAATAGTTGTGTACAGTATTTATATTTTTTGTTCTTATATATCCAATGAGACAGTATTCTTATCAGAAGTGTTTCTACGTTTCACTTTCTTTGGCATTGTGGTGTTTTTCATGTCTCTTAACGACGTTACACTTATAATAGAATCATCTCCTGTAATCACATCTTCTACAATAGGTGGTGCTTCTGGTTTTTTCTTCAACCCTGAAAGCAATTGGTCAATATCAGTGGTTGGTGGACCTCTCATTTCAGGACGCGCATTAACAGACGCATGCTGATTCAATTCTACACCTTGCTCTCTAAACATAGGAGGAGGTGCTCTTGTAGCAGCTGCTAGGTCAGGGCGATTACTGGCCGCTGGCGTAAACTGCATTGAACCAGGCCTTGGTGGTGGCGCTTGTTTCTTTGTCTCAACTGCTGCAGGAGGAGGACCATATGTAGTATTTACTTGTTCAGGTTGATTCAACATGGTTTTTGCAAAATCAAATGCGGTATTTTGTTGACTCATCGTATTTACAGCAGCACTTGAAAACGCCTTCATCAATTCAGGACTCTGTTTGATCACGTCACTGAATCCAGGTGTAGCCGAACTCAGCATCTTGTTACTCATATTCACTACAGCAGCTGAAAACCCTATTCTAAGTAACAAACTGATTTCAGGCGCCATTTTGCCTCCTTTGTATTTATCGTACAATTCAGAGAAAATCTCATCATATGAATCCAAATCTTCTCCTACTTGTTCACCCCATCCGTCTAAATTCAAATCAAAGGGATTAATGAGTGCATTCCCGTACTCAAGTGTATTGATAATAGTAGTAAACCACCAACCTTGTAATTTCATTGAATCTTTACGACGTTTATCTTCTAAAGCACCTTCGTATTCGTCTTCGACCTCGTCGTAATTTGAATCCATATCAAACTGTGAACCATGTTTCAAGGTACCTTTGTCTCGCCATTCCTCTAATTTCTTGATCATCATACGTTTCTTACGTCTCTTTTCGCGCTCAGACAAGTGCGCACTAGACCTGGTTTGGGGAATATCTCCAGATACCTTAGAGAATCCATCCCAAGTACTCGGTCCAGTCCCGCCTGCAGCATCTTTCGTACTTTGTCCTAAAGTCGCATCACTTTCGTATAACCCACTTGTTTGTTGTACAGGCGGTTGCTGTTGTGCAGGTTTACTAGAACCAAAATTGAACAAGTTAGAAAACCCACTTAAACCACTCAATTGTTTAGTACCTGGGCCTGCACCTTGTGTGGGAGTTGTAGTACCAACATCTTCGGATAAATTATTCAATTCAGATTCCAAATTATCTAGTTCTCCTAAATCAATCTTTGTGTTACCAGACATCTTTTTTTCGTTCATTAATAATTCTAATCCACCTCCAAAATTAGAATTTCCTCCAGAAGCCGAACTATCAACACCTGAGACAACATTATCTAAATCAATATCTACAATTTCCATTACTGTACAAAAGTTCTATATTATGGTGAATTCACATTTTTTATTTTTATATTTGTCGTATTCTTCATTAATTTTTCTTCAATATACCATATTCCTTGTAGAAATGCATCTGCTAAATCATCCTTTTTATTTTTGTATGATTCGAACCAAGTCAACCATTTAAGTGGATATTGAGATAATCTTGTACGACATAAGTTCATACCATCCTTTTTATGGGATTTATACTTATCTTTTACAGGTTCTTCATTCATAGATTTTCCCAACTTTTTCAATTTATTGAATGACGAAATATATTCAATGTGTGGACACTCTAACATAATGAACTCTTGAGACAACATTCCTTGTACAGTTTTCATTCGATTAGCTATTGGAGTGATTTGGTTCTCTATTAACACGTGAGTGACTTGTCTCATAATTTGTTTACTGGAAAAAATACGATGCATCTGTCTTCCTATTGTAATCAAATCGACGTGACCTGCATTTACCTTTTTTTTCTCATTTCCTAAAGGTTTCCATACTCTTGAATCAAAATATTGTCTCAAATTCTCTATTAATTTTGTTTTTACTTCTTTCATTTCTGGAAAAGTATATCCATATTCTTTCCCTAAATCTCGTAAACCCTGTACAGATAACTTTTTGAGAGATGTTTGTGTAAATTTCTTATGTGGCATCACAAACCGTGCATTCATTTTTGCGTGTCTTTCGCAAAAATATTGAGTCGAATTCTCAATTGGCTCTCCATATTTTGCCACCTTTCCACACATCGTTGCCGTTTTTCTCGATGTCAATAACTGTGTACATGTATGTTTTGGTACATTTGTCTCATTCTCTTCCAGTAAATCTACCACTTCCCATTCTATAATATCTGTCTTTCCTCCTGAAATATCAAAAATACAATATGCTAAATTCTTAATACCTACGTCGAAACTAATAATTTTGAGACAAGATTCCATTCAATTGTACAGTACATAACATTTTATCTTCTAAATCACTTTCGTTAATAAAATAAACATAGAATTTGTACAGTTTATTTTATTACTTCTTGTTCATATATTGTCCCCAATTACGCATTAATTCTTCTTGAGTAATCGAAGGAACAACTTGTCTCGATTGCAATTGTTCTTTTGTCAAATATAACTCTTTCAAGTCACTTGATGTTGCACCAGTATGTTGTACAGGTTCGTTTACATCTTTGTACATATGAGGAGTTCTTAATGAAGTGGAACGGTCTAAGTCTTTATTTTCATTACGAATATAGTAACCGATATCATTACACGCTTGTTTGAAATTGTGAGTCTTAATCTCCTCTGAATTCTTCGTTAAATACCTACGATACTGCCAATTAGAAGTGATATTATTATCTTTACGAATCGCTTCGTCAACTACTGCACCAGGTTGCCATGATGCAGCCACTGCCCGTCCGTCATTCATAATAGGAGGGAAATTGGCATATTTATTATTGGCTTTGTATGCTACAGAAGGCACCTCCATTTGAGGATATACTTCGTATATGGATTGACCTTTCAAACTTGAAATCATTATTGTTATTTACAGTATACATATAAAATGGAAAATAGTCTGTATCCCTAAATCATCATCATCATACTATTCCATCGAATCTGACAAAATCTTTAGGAGTTCTTGCTTCTTGAGTTTAGAAGGGTCCGTACATAATCCATCACGAATAACTATCGTCCTTAGCACTTGTACAGTCATTTTTCGATATGTACTCATACTAGGTACAGTTGTAGATTCTATTTCTGAGTCTTTTGTCTCGTCTATTACAATATCTTCCAACTCCTCTACTTGATTTGTCGATTCTTGTTTCACTACTACAACTTCGTCTTTATCTTCTTCTGCAATATCTACATCAATCGTTAATGGTACGTATTGTTCATCTACTATTATGGTTCTGCTTTCAGTGTGTTCTATTTCTTCTAAGTCGTCACTCACATTTGCTGTCTCGTCTAGTACAATCATCGTTGCACCAAAGTTTGCCTCTATTTTTACATCTAATACTGAACCATCATTATCACTTTCATAATCATCATCTTCATATTCCTCATCACTTGAATCATTTTCTTGTTCAATAGGACCACGATACATAGCAGTGTCTATGTTTGGATAAGAACCTCCGACTGATATAGACATCTGATTTATTCTTGATTTCAAAGTACCAATCTCAGAAACCATTGTAGTACAAATATCCGTCAACGTGTTATTTTTCCTCTCAATGGCAGAAATCCTTGTTTTGAAATGAAACGCCATCAAAAATAGTAAAATAAAAGTAATTCCTAAACTTAAGAAAAAAAAGCTATCTACATATTGACTCATCGACATTGCTGTATTATTTGTTTATTGCAATAAAAGAATGATTTATGTTGAACGAATGGGTTATATATTTGTACAGGTTTTTTAAAAAGTAATAATATATAAAATATTATGAACAGTTTAGAAGAAACGAGAGAAGATTCAGGGAAAACCGTTTCCACACCATTAACTTCTATGATGAAAAATGCTTCATCTGCTGTAAATAAAGTAACTAAAACCACTACCGAATCATCACCTGTAAATACAACTGACAGCTCTGGAACATTTTTTGATTTTAAATTTGGAATTATCCTTGTGCTAATTCTACTCATTGTTTTACTGTATTTAGGTATCAATGTATTCAATATTTTTGGAGATAGTTTACAGAGTATTGCAAATATTACAGGACCTACTTTTTCTAAAGTATTAGCTGCATTCGGTTTTTCTGCGGGTCAAGCTATTAATGTTACTGCTGATGTTGCTTCTGATACTGTAAAGACTGGTACCGATATCGCTGAAGGCGTCGTACAGAATGTCGGCGATTTAATGATAGACGCAAGTGAAGAAGCTGACCCAAGTAATGGTTTAAAACGAGACATTGAGAGTTCTAAACGTCGCGCAAATGAACCATCTATTGATGATGCTGATGATACCATACAAAAATCGATTTCTTCTGGGAAACAAAATTGGTGTCTGGTTGGAGAATACCAAAATCGAAGAGGTTGTGTTTCTGTAACTGATAGTGATAAATGTTTATCTGGACAAGTATTTCCAAATCAACAAATGTGTTTAAATCCAACATTGACACATTAAGTCACTAATAGTGTAGTACTGGATGGGTTTGAGACAAATGACACTTTCGTAGCTGGGTCTATTTTTGGATTTAATGTAATTCCTGAAAATTTGTATTTTAGAGAATATATTACACCTTTTTCACTTGGAATATCAAACACCGAATTCAGTGTAAATCCTATATTGTGTATATATGCACCACCTATGTTATTATCTAGTTCTGTACCAGGTACACTAATGATATTTGTACTGTATGTTGTCGATGCGTAACTGATATTTTCGCCTGCAGTTAAGTCTTGAGCTGAAAAATATACCTCCAATGGATTAACTCCTTCATTTATTTGGATGTTATAAGTATTAAAGCCAGTTTCATTTACAGAAATATCAGAAAACTGTACAAACATATCAGTCGAAATTGTAACAGTACTCACTGATTCTGGTATATTATCTAAAAACTCTAAAAATCCGAATTGTACTGGTTCAGACATTTGAAATCTCGAGACTAAACTTCTGAATTCAGTATCAAAAGGATATTCTACTTTATTTTGTAAATATTTGTGGAATCTGTAGAAATCAGTTGTTTTGTCTATATTATTATCGTTAGGGAAAGCACCTACTTGTACATTGTAATTGTACAGTGGAATACTAGGTTGCATTACTAACATTTGATTTCTACCACTTCCATTTCTCGCGGGGGGTACATTAGACGAACTTAATGGTTTTGGAATCAAGTCACATTGGGTTATACTCCTTATATTTTCTGCAGTATTGATATTGATTCTTCTTCCTAGACCTTTCACTAGCGTTGCGTATCTCTGTGATGATGTTTGTTTTCCATTTCGTTTATCATATTTTAGGATTTCAACTTTTCTGCGCATGTCTAACTGATTTTTTGTATATCCTGTACTAGATGATTCAAACTTATTTACTGTACCATCATCATTAAATACGTAATTTCTATATGGACTTATTGCTAAGAAACGTGTAGGCGGTCTATTCGCCAATGCCCTTTCTTTTTTCTGTTGAAGAATTGTCTCAAAAATACCATTTGGCTCACACGTCATTCTTCTATATTATTGTACAATATTAGTAAAATTCGTATACTGTACAATTACTTTTCTGCGCTTTTATACCACATATTTGCTAGATATGAGTAATTTCCTGACTTCCCTGCAGAATCGGATGATAAATCACTCGTCCTAGTATTAGGACCCTTCATGACAATATTATTGATTTCAAATACATTCATTGCATAACTAAAATACTGTAAATTTGATATAGAACCTTGGAACCCACCTTGTGCAGCTCCACCACCTATTGCTACATTATGATAGTTCTGCTTTGGCATATTTGTCAGTGTTTTACGGGCACTCACAACACCATTAATGTAAATATCTACAGTTTTGTTTTGCATACGGATCGCCGTATGAAACCACTTATTCACTGGTACAGTATTGATTTTAATGGGTTCATGGTTACTAGTTCCATCAACTGTTGGTGGTGTAATAGTATCCATTATTACGTGCATATGAGTCAATCCTGAACTATCTTGAGACACATATACCCCTGGACCATTTGACACTTTCACGTGTTTGTATTTAGTTTCATCAACTGTACGCATGTCTTTTCGTTTACCTTCTCCTTTTGAAAATACGTGATAATAACTGTTAGATACATCAGGAGTTGATTTACTTAAATAAATCCAACTTGACCACGTAAATTCTGCACCACCAGTTTTATTATTGGAACGGAAAATCGTTTTCGAGTCTAAGTTTGCTGGGTTTTGTGAAATAATAACACCATCTTCACCGTCTAGTTTACCCTTTACAATCATAGGATTTTCACTCGATTTTGTAAAGAATCCAATGATATGCATTCCTAAATTCAGTAAAAACATAAAAGCGAATAATACAAAAATGATGAAAACGAATTTTGCTAAAAGTCCATTTGTCTCTAAAAACTCTTTTCCTGTATTTAAAACCCCTTCTTGAGAGAATTCATCCAAAGACTTTCCTACGTTATTGGTTAAGTCAGACAGTTTCTCAATTGCAGTACCTGCAACATCTTTTACTTGATTTCCAATATCACCAGTGGACTCTTTCAGTTGATTAATCATAGAAGAATCTGACATACTTGTGTTGTTATCTATATAATATATACTATATATCAGATAGATAAAATCATCAAAATTACTTATGGTGGGAAACTTAATGCCTTTTGGTCAACATCATCTTTTGTTAAAACCAGCGAAATACCCCACGTCTTAAAGAACCTTGTAAATGCATTTCCTCCATTTCCTGCTAGATATTTCTTCCACGCGGTCTGTGGATTCATTGTAGTTGGAACACGTTCAAATCCTGCAATTTCTACTTGCATAGTACTATCAAGGGTACCACCGCTTTCCCTTAACTCCGATGTTGCATTTGGTTGCGTCAATGATACATTATGAGACATCATTAATTTACCATCGACATAGGTATCTATTAGTTTATTTGAATCAACACTCAGAATAACGTGTGTCCATCTTTGTAATGGAAATCCATCCATTATGGGTTGTTGTTTAGTTTCATTATCATATTTATACGATAATTTGGCATTGTCATCTAAAAAGAGCCCTAGTATTTTTGTTGAATCCTTAATATCGTATATACATTTATTGACATCACTACTAGGCAATGACCTTACGTACAACCAAATACCTATGTAATACTTTGGAGAACCTGGATTTTTTAAATCAGTGTAATAATGAGTATTTGCTGAAAGTGTCTTTGATGATTCGATTTTTGTCTTCTTCTCTGTAAATACCTTGTACAGAATGAAAATAATCACTAACAAAATAATTCCTAAAATTATAAATGTGTAGTTCATGGTCGTACAGTTCTATATGCTATATATATATAAAAAGCGGTATTAAGAAAATACCTTAAACCTTCTAAGATTTATAAATCTTCATTGGTATAAACCCCTTTTCTTTTTATTGTACAATATTTATAATTTGTATTATTGTACAATACTTACCAATTATTGTTTAGAGTTAAAAGACATATTTCCTAAAGATAATCCTCCTCTTGGGAAACTCAAGGAAGAATGAGCAGTGTCATCTTTGTTTAGTCTCAACGAGACACCATAGTTCGAGAACATCTTGGTCATGAAGTTACCACCATTGCCATCTTCATATTTCTTCCAAGCGGTTCCAGGGTCCATTGATTGTGGGATTCGTTGGAATGTTCCGACACGAATATCATTACCATTATTTAATCTTATTTCATCTTGTGTGTCAATAGAACCTTCTAAAATACAAGAATCACTAGAAGTAGTTGTTAGAGCAGTTGTTTCTTTTTTCGATTTAACTAGTTTTCCGTCTAAATAACTATCTACCGTTTTATTACCATCTACGCTCAATACTACGCAAGTCCATTTTTGCAATGGAAAACTATTTACAATATTGTTAGAGCTTCCACTTATATCATACATTAAATTACCATTTGAACCTAATTTTAACTGTAAAATATTTGTATTGCTTGCTGTGTCGGTCTTTAATTCGTACAATATTTGGTCTGCAGTATGGTCAAAGTTCTTCACATAAACCCACATCAATAAATAATAATTAGGAGAGGAAGGATTAGACAAATCAGTGAAATCGTGTCTGCTTCCATCTAGTTTCCTTGCAGAAGCCAAACTTGGACGTTTCTGAGAGAATATTTTGTACAATATATACAGTACAACTAATAAGATAATTCCTAAAGCCACTTGTTTCAAATCTACTTCCATTTGTCTCAAACAATATATTCTATAATGGGATATTTCTTACAACATTTTTACACAGGAGGATTTCTTAAATGCAGAATATTGTAGCTATTCGCGATTTGTTCAGCGGTCATTGGTTTACGGTACACCATAATATTACAAATCGCTCCATGAAGATTACCTTTTGTGTCACCTACAATTATATTATTTGCATCGTCGTTTTTGATATATGGTATATTATTTGTAAACTGTACAGTATGTCTCAAATGACCATTAATAAATAAATCACAACGATTTCGTGTATAGTTTACAACAATATGATTCCATCTTTGAGACAATAAATTCGTTTTGTAATGTGCATATTCATTATTACTATCATTACTATCATCACCATCATTACTATTATATTTTTTGTCCGTAAGTACAAATACGTGTTCACCATTTCCATCATAATATATGTACGGTTTTCCAGATTCCTTGGCGTTTCCGTAATAAAACACATTATGTGATAAATCACTTTCATTTGTATTCAGCCACATTGAAAACGCAAAGTTGTAACTGTTAAAGTCTTTCATATTGACCCCTAATTTATCACTATTAGGAACTTCCAAGGCTTTCTTATCTTTCATAAATTTATTCATAATGTAATTACAATTGTCTAAAGTTGTACGGTCTGATAGAAAAGTAGGTTGAGACAATAATTGTGCACCATTATCAAAATTCGATTTCTTTAATATTTTCGGCAAAAGAAAGTATATTAGTACTAATAATAATTCGATAACTAACAAGACATATACCATCTTAGGGGTTGAGACCAAATCTTTAATCAAATACTGTACAATATCACTCAATAAACAAGGAACGAAAAAGATAAATTGGATAATAAATCCATAGACATTCTTCTCTCGATACGCTTGATTCAAAAACAAATTGTAAAAAATAGATAACGCAAATAGTATGATTAACACCAAAATCATTTTCAGTGTATAACCGATAATGAAAGACGTTTCTCTTGATAATCCTGAATAACGAGGATAATCGCGAAAAAAGAAATGAAAGATTTTCCCTAACGATGAACCGCCTCCAGATGTACTTTGGATCACCATAAATAAAACAGCAAACACCATCAATGCAATAATACCATACATCTCTCTACCTCGAATATTTGAGTACAGTACTAAAAAACCACTAACTGCAAAAATACAAAATAAAACAATGTACATTATAAAATTCTTCCCTAATGCTTCCTTGTCGACCTGCATGAATAGAAAAAAGAAACTTAAAATAATAATGAATGCAACCATGAACACTAACTTTATAGAACTCTTATTCAGTAAACTCCAATCAACATTGGCTAATGGACTTAAATCTTTGACTTCTTTTATTGGTTTCGTGTTAGTATTTTCATTCTGCGATTGTTTTGTTTGTTCCATACTCTATATATATAGTATTTATAGCAATAATAATGTGTACAGTATATACATTATTATTATAGTTATAGATTTTCCATTGTTGTTTTTTTACCGTGACATTCCCGACATAATGCTACTAAATTGTTTACTTCATTGCTTCCCCCATATTCCAATCGTACTTTATGGTCGACTTCATACCACGCAGATAATTGACTACCACAATCACCACATTTCCAATTCTGATTAGAAGCCACAAATTTCTTTTTTGTCTCACTTACAGAACGCTTTGTAGCCTTTTTACCTGAATTGATTAAACGATTTCGCTGATGCGCCGTAGGCGCATCCATTGGGTCTGTACGAAACATATCTAACATACTATATGCGTGACCACCAGCAGTCGCCCCCGCGGCACCTTGTGGTAAATTATTCAAATACGGATTGTTAGAAGTGAAGTCTAAAATAGGCGAAATAACACTACTCGTATTTTTATCTACAGGTAAATATTTCAAATACTCATTCGAATGCTGTATAAGAGTAGATGCCCGCTTAGGGTCTTTCTTCAATAACCAGTACACAACACACGCACCAAATAAAATACCTCCCATTTGATAATATTTTTTGTATGACAAAAGTTTCTTAAAGTATCTTCCATCAGAATACACATTTGCCATTAAAAACCCTGCACCAGCAAACAAAATAATTTCCCATCTCATTTTGTACTGTATATATATTTATACTGCTATTATGAATAAGTGACTGCTACTGCACCTAGAACTGCAATCAATCCAAACAGAATATACTTTTTACTGATACCTCTGCGTTCCGATAAAATATATTGTTTCGGCAAAAATTCACCATAATATTCGTCTAAATGTTGTAAATACGTCTTTTCAGGAAGGCCTAAATATTGGTCCATGCGATTTTGTATACAATGAACCCAATACGTAAAAGAATCTTTATTGTCCAAATAAGGAGTCACAGGAAATGTATCCAATAATCGGCTAAAGTAATTCGAACACGTCGCATTCGGAAAATATAATGGCAAATTCAATACAAAATCATAATACTTACGCTTTGTTACCGAATTAGGCGTATCAGGATAACAATGTGCTGTACTGTATAAAAAGAACCAGAAATGAGGTAGCCATACAGTTGGGTCTAATTCCTTCATATTAACATATTATAAGGTTAATTATATTATATTCTATCGTGTTGATGAGCAGCAGTAATAGTACAAAACGAAATCAAAAGAAATTTCATAACCATAATAATGACCAAAATACACTAAATACATTCTGTAATAATTGTGGTAGAAAAGGCCACTTATTTTATCAATGTAAAATGCCTATCACAAGTAATGGCGTCATCGTATTTCGTACAGCATATGATGAAAATGGAAACTCTAATTACGAATACTTAATGATAAGAAGAAGAGATACTTTAGGATATTTGGATTTTATGCGTGGGAAATATTCTCTCTATCAAAAGTCTTATATACTGAATATGATGAATCAAATGACTGTACAAGAAAAACAGTTATTGAAGAATAAGTACAACCATATACGTAGCATCGAAAATGTTTGTTCCAAAGACAAATTGAATATGCTTATATTTGGTATAAAACAAAACAACGAATATTATGATTTACTGTCTTTACTGAATGAAAGTGATGAAACAGAAAGATGGAGTGAACCCGAATGGGGTTTTCCAAAAGGAAGACGAAATCCGAATGAATCCGATTACGATTGTGCTGTACGAGAATTCACTGAAGAGACGGGTTATGCAAAAGAACATTTACACGATTTATCAAATATGGTCCCTGTACAAGAGGTGTTTACTGGTTCAAATTACTATTCTTATAAACATAAATACTACGTTATGTACATGGAACCCGAACACGCATTTGCAAAAACGTGCTTTCAAAAATCAGAAGTTAGCGGGATAGAATGGAAAAATCTTGAACTATGTTTACAATCTATTAGACCATACAATTTAGAAAAACGTAATATGATACAAAAAATAGACACTTGTCTCAAAAATAATCCAATTATGAAAATTCGTGAAAGTTAATATTTGTACAATATCATATTATCATATCATATAAGAATATAGGAACTATGGAAGAACAAGATAAAATGGAAAATGAGCAAATACAAGAGACTGCAGAACAACCTATTCCTTTACCGAAAAAGAAACTAACAAAAGAAGAAAAAGCTGCTGCAAAAGAACAAAAACTAGCAGATAAAAAGGCAAAAGACGATGCAAAAATAGAAAAACAAGCTCAAAAAGAAAGAGAAGCTAAAGAAAAACAAGAGAAAAAAGCAGAAAAAGAAGCTAAAAAAGCTAAAGCTGCTGAAGAAAAGGAAGCAAAAGCACAAGCAAAAAAAGAAAGAGAAGCTAAAGAAAAACAAGAGAAAAAAGCAGAAAAAGAAGCTAAAAAAGCTAAAGCTGCTGAAGAAAAGGAAGCAAAAGCACAAGCAAAAAAAGCAAACAAAACTCAAACAAACAAACCTAAAGCAAAGAGAGTGACGAAAAAAAATCAAAAACCTATTACTGAAACTACATTACTTGTAAACAGTACAGGTAATGCTGCAGACGTACCAGAAGAAATGAAAAACGACGAAGTCACCCCATTCCCCGCTAAAAAATACAAATCCAACGTTAAAGACAATATGAAAGAAGAAAATCCAATAAACAAGCAAAACTTAGAAAAAGAAAAAGAAGAATATGATAACTATGGAAACACAGAATTAGATTTACGGTATCCGAGACAAGTTGACCCCGAATTTAATAATAAAATCTATGAGAAAACTGAATTCCATAATGTACTGCGAAAAGACGACACAAAAGAGAAAGTAAAAGATTTTGAAAAATCAGTTGAAGAAGAATGTAACAGTGATTTCCAAATTCTACCACATCAACAATTTGTAAAAAACTTCATGTCTATTGATACACCTTACAATAATCTTTTACTGTATCACGAATTAGGAACGGGTAAAACGTGCAGTGCTATCGGTGTCGCAGAAGAAACACGTGCCTATTTGAAACGTTCTGGTATATTAAGAAAAACATTTATTATTGGAAATAATAATATTCTCTCTAATTTTCGTTTACAGTTATTTAATCCTTCAAAATTAAAAGAAGAAAAAAGTAAAGGAACGTGGACACTTGATACTTGTGTTGGAGAATCACTTTTATCAGAAATTAATGAACAACAATTTGGAGGGAAAACTAGAGAACAAGTCACAAAAGAAATTAATAATCTCATTGATAAATACTATGAATTTGTTGGATATCGTAAATTAGCCAATATCATTGAAGCTAAATTAGGCAATGATATAGATTTGGAAAATTTAAAAGATACAGATGATAGTGAACAAGTATTGAAAACTAAAAATAAAAAAATAAAAACTGTACAAAAAGAGTTCAATGATACATTGTTTATTATAGATGAAGCACATAATGTACTACAAAGAGATGAAAGTAAGCGTAAACGTGCTGCTAAAATGTTAGAAAAAATCGCAACATATTGTGATAATGTACGGTTTATTTTACTTACAGCAACACCTATGTACAATACACACCAAGAAATTATTTGGATGATAAATTTAATGAATTTAAATGATAAGCGACCAACAATCCGAGTCTCACACGTTTTCAACTCCAAGGGGAATTTTATTCCTGAAAAGAAAAACGAAGAAGGTGTCGTCATAGAAGAAGGTGGAAAACAGTTGCTTAAACGAAAGTTAATCGGCTATGTCTCATATGTACGTGGAGAAAATCCATTTACATTCCCATTCCGTATATATCCCAGCTCATTCGCAGAATCTGATAATACATTGGGGTCATATCCTAGCCAACTAATGACTGGTATCTCATTGAAAGAAGATAAAATACAACATTTAGATTTATTTGTAACAAAACCCAATGACTATCAGAAAAAAATTTATTCTATCTTGCTGGAAAAAACGGTCGAAATAAAAAAACAAATGCCGAATTTTGAAGAATCCACTTCTGGATTTGCTATCCAATGGATGCTTCCGTTATTAAGTAGCCTAACAATGACATATCCTGTAACCGAAATTATGAATAAACCAGAGAATGTAGAACACGATAAATTCCAATTATCTCTCACACACGGAACAGAAGGACTGGATAATGCTATGGATAGAAAGGTAACTGAATTTGAAGATAAGTCACAGAAAATCAAATATTCTTATGTACAGTTTTCATACAAAAATGAGACAATCAGTGAACATAAACGCATATTCAAACAACCCAATTTATCAAAATACAGTACAAAAATCGCGACAATCTGCGAATCCGTCAAAAATTCTACAGGCATTATTCTCATATACTCCAATTATCTAGATTTCGGACTTGTCCCTATGTGTCTCGCATTAGAAGAAATGGGAATGAAACGATACTGTAAAGCTGATTATATGCCATCTACTATGTTATCATTACCTGATGGTGAGACATTCCCTAAAACTAACCTAGGAAAATACATTATGATTACAGGCAGTTATCGATATTCACCCACTAATAAAGAAGAAATACAATTAGCCGTCAGTAACGAAAATAAAGATGGGTCACGTGTTAAAGTTGTACTAATCAGTGGGTCAGGTGCTGAAGGGATTGATTTGAAAAATGTGAGACAAGTCCATATCATGGAACCTTGGTACAATATGAATCGAATCGAACAAGTAATTGGACGTGCTGTACGAAATCGAAGCCACTGTGCACTTCCTTTCAAAGAACGTAATGTAGAAATTTATATGCATACTTCTTATGTCGATGAAAAAGAGACAGCAGATATGTATTTGTACCGTATAGCCGAAATAAAAGCAGTCGAAATCGGTAAAATTTCTCGTGTACTGAAAGAATGTGCCGTAGATTGCTTATTAAACAATACACCTCAACAAAATTATACGAAAGAACATTTGAATACAACAGTCAAACTTAAATACTCTTCCAAAGAAACCGAAGTAGATTTTGAAATCGGAGATAAACCAAACTCATCTATATGTGATTATATGGAATCTTGTTCATATACATGCACACCTTACGTAGATACTAATGCAAAAATAACACCAAAAGATAAAACATATGGCGCAAAAAATATGCGTTCCAATCATAACCGTATTGTAAAAAGAATAAGACAATTATTTAAAGAAAAAATGTTTTATGAAGAAGACGAATTGATTAAAAAAATAAACATTGGTGTACCGTATAGTGACCACGAAATATATCATACATTGTACCAAATGGTCAAGAATAAACAACATTGGCTAACACATAGTAAAAGTATTGACGGTAAAAAAACGAGACAAGAAAGATTAGGACATTTGATTAATTCTGGCGATACATATGCATTCCAACCAAATGATATGGATGATGTACAAGCATCTATTTACGAGAGAAAAAAAACAGTAGACACAAAAATGAAACAAATAAAATATAACATGCCAGAAGAAAATACAGATTTAAGTCTTCTTACAGAAAATGACCCTGTTTTACCAAATGCGTCAAGTAAACGTCTCCCAGGCAAAAAACATTTCCGTTACGATAATGACATTGACGATAGCGATGATAGTGATGATGATGGTGTCTTTGAAACAAGCATAGCAAAAGAAAATCCATCGATTGATAAATGCATAGAAATATTAAATGTTGCATTGCATCCTATTCAAAAAACGAAAAAATTGCAGAAAGAATACGATGCAAACATACCATCCGAATACGAAGAATATGCATCTTTCCCACTCGCATTTGAAGTACTGATGAAACATCACGGAATCACAAAAACACAACTAATCATTTATACAGTATTAAAATTCTACGATGAATTACCATTTTCTCAAAAATTATCTATTGTAAAGATTTTGTTCACAGACTATAATAATCTAAACGAGACAAATTTGTCTCAAATCGAATTTCCTGAATCAGAAATACCATCGAAAGATATTATATTAAAAATCATAAAATCTCACTTACAATCAAATCTGTACATTCCAAATGACATAACAAAAGAGATGCCACAAATTCTTGTTGCAAAAGGAAAAGAAAATGTACACTTCATATTAACAAAAAAAGGATGGATATCTGCTGACGACGATATCACAGAAAAAGAAAAATTATATGTACAGAATTGGTTACAAACATTTGATAAAAATCAACATATAATCAAACGTATGCATCATGATTTCCCAGATCTGAATAAAATTCAGAAAAACGACGAATGCTTAATTGGATTTACAGGATTGAAATCAAAATCAGAAAACGAGACAGATGGTTATGTATTCAAAATAAAAAATATGTTACACGGAAGAAATAATAAAGGTCTACAATGTTTTCATAAGAAAACCACTATGAATTATTTAAACAATATATTATCTACAGTAAACAATACATCTATCGAATACAATAATGAATTCTGTAAAACATTCTCTCATATTCCTATTGAACAATATCATCTGCGTGCAATCAATGAACACCTATTGAGACACCTTCAGTATACAACTGATAAATTATGGTATATATCATATGAGTGCATTAATGGTACTCAGTTTTTAGACGCTTCAGTATCGATACAAGATATTAATGGCCATAAAGTGATTAAAATGAAAAACACAGAAAATTGATTTCTAAAAACACCGTCATTATAAAAATATATAAATAATATAGCATATATTTTTACAGTTAGTATTACTATGAAACCCGCAACTAAACCCAATAACGCCAAAAAATACGAATACCAAGAAAGACTTTACATTAAAAGTCTCTTGGAAATGAATATCGCTTTATATCCTAATCAAATTGGTGAAAATAAAACACGCGAAAATCTCCATAAAACGATTATTCACACAATCGAAGGAAAATGTATTCGCGAAGGTTACGTACAACCAAAATCTGTACGTATAAGTCATTATTCTAGCGGTATCGTGAAAGGAGAACTCATTGAGTTCAATGTAGTATTTGAATGTAATACTTCTAATCCTGCTGAAGGCACACATATTCAATGTACAGTAAAAAGCGTCACAAAAGCAGGTATACACGCAGAAGCATTCGATAGTCAAGGAAATATTCCTATTGCACTATTTGTTGCTAGGGACCATTTCGTAGAAAATCCACAATTTCAAAAAGTAAAAGAAAAAGACGTCATCACGATAAACGTCATTGGAACACGCTTCGAAATGAACGACGATTGTGTTGAAGTTTTAGGAGAACTTATCACACCACCCAAAAATAACTAATTCTTATACCAGTGAATAAAGAGCTTAAATATATTTTTTACTGTACATATTATTCACTACTATGATAGATTTAGATGAATTATGTGCAAAAATTTCAAAATTAAATGAACAACAACACGTTCATATTGCATCTCTATTACGTAAAGAATCTCAAGTGAAATTAAACGAAAATAATAGTGGCATTATGGTAAATCTATCTCTCGTGTCTCAAGACATACTAGAAAGTATTCAAAAATATCTTGAATTCGTATTAGAACAAGAATCTGAATTAAAAGATATTCAAGAAAAACAAGAAGAATTTAAAAGTATTGTTACCAATAATATTACCACTGAAGAATAAATTATATTATTACTATTGTTACTGTAATAACATATAAAGATATCTTGATAATATTTATTGTTAACACTATGTTTTTACAATTTATCGAAAAGAATGACGGCGGTATCTGTTTTCCAGAGGAATTATTGCAATCATATATGCACACCACGGAACGCACATACTGGATTAAAGAAAACGTCATTAAAGAAGAATGTATTGTACATAATATCGAAAATGTACACGAAATTCAACACATAGATGAAACACCACCAGAAGATATAATGCAAACACGTACATTTCAAGTAAAACATATACAGGATAAACTATTTGGTGCCGTTTATATGGCCTATTATGGTTATAAAAAAATCAAAGAACAAACCGCCATTTTTGGTAAAATAGATACTGCCGAAAAACAAAAAATTATTGATTTTTTACGCACCAATAATAATGTTGTACTGTCTCGTCGAACCAATTACTCTTTGACAAAAACATTATGTAATACTATCATGAATGACTTGGCAACTCAACGTGAGTCCACATATCAGACTTTAATTGCATATACCTTGTACTATAAATGTAACATCTATATCGTCGACACCATCAAAAAAACATACATCCCATTTTTGTATTTCCCAATAGCAGGAGTAGAAGACGACGAAGAATCTTTTACAGTACATACTTACGTTTTTTATAAGAATCCTGAGAACTATAAAAAGTCTAAAATGTCCGTACCTGGCTATTTTGTAGATATCGACCAAAGTGTACAAACTGTAGAAAAGATTAGGGAAACAATGGTCGGATTCGTTCATTATGATAAACCACTGAAAGGTATATCTAGTTATAAAGTCAGCGACTTGGAATCCATGTCCGAAAAATTAGAGTTAGACCATCCTGTAAAAATTAAAAAGAACGATTTATACGAAAAAATATGCATTCACTGTGCTTCTACAGAAAATTGATTTTAATATTATAATATATATATAGCATATAAACAGTTATTTACAGTTATACTTGAACCATTATACGATAATATGCTTAATAAGAAGAAAGTAGACGCGATTGAATCTAAAAAATTATTCGATGATATGATTGATGACTATTTAGAAAAAGCAAAATCACACATTTTACAACCAAAACCATATCAGTCTCACGAATTGGAAGTCAGTTTTGGCAATCGTAAACCTATTACGCGAACTGATTATGAAAATGTTATATCTCAATTAATCAGAAATGGTTGGGCAAGTCATAATATTCAAGGCGACGAGATGTTACGTATTAATAGTGAAATTATGGACGGGAATCGCAATTTTGGAAAACCAAATGACGAAGAAAAAAAAGAAGATGGTGGTGATAACAGAGAAGATGTCGTAAAAGAAACCAATGAACCTATCACTGGTGGTGGTAATGATTGTGTACGAGTACGAATGTCTACCACTTTCCGTCTAGAAATTGTTGGTTCCGAATTAATACAACAATATTGCCGCAGTGATAGCGTAGACGCCATTAAAAAAATCAGTATTGATGGACGAAGCGTGAAATTTACAGATAAATTACGTGTAAAAAAACCTGATAACACCTTCTACGATAATGCATCGTTCCCTGACCATAATTTTCGAGTTGCATATAAATTCGAATGGGACCAAAAAATAGATGGAATGAATGAACGTGTACGGTCTACTTTACGCAATTGGTCTAGCTCACGGAAAACATATCGTTGCATGAATCGTGTACGGTTTTATCATCCTGATATACCTGTATATGTAGATGTCAGTGTAATTAAAACAAACCGCAAATGTACTCCAACCACAGGTAAGGACAAACGACCAATCATTATGCCATCTTACACATTAAAATCCGCAGGAGTGTTCGATAATGAACCACATTACGAAGTCGAGTTAGAAATGAATAATCACGCAATTGAGAACAATTCAAAATTCAAAGGAATGTCAAAAGAACAGCTAATGGGTCACATTAGAAAAGGCATTCGTATGGTACTATCTGGACTACAAGAAACACCTTATCCTATTTCTTATCCAGAACAAGAAGACGTTTACAAAGAATATATGGATTTACTGCACGGAGAAGACAATGAACAAGCACCTCATCGTAAACGTCGATTTCCAAACCCTATCACTGCCGATTTCGTTGGACCACAATCAGTTACATTACAGAAAACCCACTTACTCAAGGATACCGAAAATAATATTTTGACCAATTATATGGTTACTGAAAAAGCAGATGGACAACGCGCATTACTGTACATATCTAAAACGGGTAAAATCTATATGATTAAAGGTAATATGAAAATTGTATTTACAGGAACGAAAACCACTGAACAAAAATGTTTTAATAGCGTTCTCGACGGTGAATTCATTTTGTCTGGTAAACACAATAAGATGTTATTCTTATATGCAGCTTTTGATATTTACTATATCGGTAGCAGAAAAGACCCACACGTACGACCAATGCCATTCTATCCTGTAAATGATATTCTAGAAGAACAACAGCTGTCCGAGACAAAAGGAGAAGGCGATGAACGATTGGAAATTCAATATCGATTATCCCTTTTGCGAACTTTTGTATCAATGTTGAATGTACAGTCTGTTACTGAAAATTCTGATTCTTCTTGTTTATTCCGCGTCCAGGTAAAACAGTTCGTTGCTGAACCTAATATATTTGACGCGTGTAAGAAACTATTAGATCAAAAACATTCTTATGAATATGAGACAGATGGACTTATCTTTACACCTATGCTTACTGGTGTTGGTAGTAACAAATCTGGGATTGCATCTTCTCCTATTAAATTAACTTGGCAATTGTCTTACAAGTGGAAACCACCTGAGTTTAACACCATTGATTTCTATGTTGTTACTGAAAAAAATGAGAACAAAGATACTGTAAAACATATCATTCATGATTCGTCCAATATGATGTCTTCTGCTGTCGCTTATAAAATCGTAAATTTACACGTCACTAGTAAATCCAATATAGACTCACTAAATGGTAACATATTTGGACAAGTATTGGAAGATAAAATAGACACTGTACCTCCATCTAATCAACACGATTCATCCGCTACTT